CCTCCTATTACTACTCTAACGAGAGAGTATATAAAAGCTTGGGCCAAACCTTATATACTAGATACGTAGGTAGGCTACCGATACCTTGTCGCGGCCTATCGCCAGACTGACGCTAAGCACAAATTCACATTATGGCCATACGCCCCACAACTTAAGTAGTGGGGCGCATGGAGAACAGCTTTATATACCCCCTATATATACCTATGTGGGTACACTTATATACCTACTATATAATAGGGTGGGGTATGGTTTTATATATATGTTAGGTGGGCTGTTATATAAAAGGGTTACCCTTATATTTATATACCCCCTATATATACCTATGTGGGTACACTTATATACCTACTATATAAAGGTAATGCAATACTCTTATATATGTACTATATAAGACTTTGTGTTATGGAGTGTGTATATAAAGGTATAGGTTGAGAAGTATATAAAGGTTGGGGCATAGTCTTATATATAATGAATATAAAATCATGTAGATGGCTGCCCGCTTTATGTTGGTAATGCTTCTTGCTTTTCATAAAATATACCCCCCCGTCTAAAAAATAATAAGTATAGTCTCTTATATATACGTAGGGGGTTTAAACAAATCGAGCTATTTTTTGAATCTATATCTATATATAGTATAAAGATAGTATAAACACTACCTAGTGTAGACTAGTAACTATTAAGCTCCACAAGTCACACAAGTCACGCGGCACTCGCGGCACTCGCGGCACTGGCGGCTCGACATGGGTGGCGTGTACGAAACAACATAAGCCTTAAATAGTCTAAACGCATGGTATATTTGGTGAAAAAGAAATGACCAAGCAAAAACGCATAGCGAAAGCATTGAACAGACTAGATAATTTGGCCTTTGAGCTCCGTATGGCCATCTCAGCTCTACAAAGCGAGCTTAACGACAGCAAAACCGTGAGCACAACTATACAACCCGATTTTGAGGAAAGCGAAGTAGAGCTTAGTTACACGGGTGAAGCTGTATTAACGCAGTCTGGAAAGCGCAACGTGGTCTTACCAGAGTAAGGATGCTTAACATGAGACTTTTGAATAATGAAGAGGCCTTTTTTATAGTAATGGCTCTATTAGGCGCAATAGCTATGTATGTATGGGTGGTGTCTCAATGAAGCAGCCCTGTTTTATTTGTGATGCAGCCTTGCGTGGAAGACGCGGTACGGTGTTGTTCCGTGAACAACGTGGGGCCCATATGAATTGCTTGTGGCGTGTAGCCGTGGCTCTTGAGTATGGTGAATGATGAGTAAAACAAAAGAGTGGGAACCCTCTTTTATGAGGCTCAGTCCAAGTAAAATCAATTGCTATAAGAAGTGCCCGCGTGAATTTTATTATAAATATATAGCTCAAATTCCAGAGAAGAAGACTATACATTTGTTCCGTGGAACTTTAGTGCATAAGATTCTGGAACGCCTTTTTAAGTATGAATTTAGAAATGTAAAGGATTGGGAAGAAGGAAAACCCGCCGAGTGGATGCAAGAGCAATTCGAAAGTGGATGGGAAGAGAAGATAGCCAAACATAAATGGCTTTGGGAAGTTCATTCAAAGAAAGAAATAGACGCTATGTATATAGAGACTGAAGATATACTTCAAAATTTCGTTAAGAGTATAGATAAGAAACTCACTGAAATGGTCAAATGGCGTATTTTTAAGTCAAAGTATCAAGCCTGGAATGCGGTGGCGCCAAAATATTCTGAGAAGTGGGTCAAGTCAAGGCAGTACGCAATAGTTGGTGTAATTGATGCTGTATGTAGCGATTTTGATAATGGCATAACTTTATTAGATTATAAAACTTCTAAGAGATATGGTCCTACATTACCAGAAGATTACTATCGACAGCTTATTATATATGCTTTCCTGTATACTCTAGAAATGGGGGAAATGCCTAAGTTTGTTGGTGTTAATTATTTACGTTTTGACGATACATTCTTTGTAAAGATTACCCAGAGTGAACTTGATGAAGCTAGGGACTTGATTAAATTTATACACGATAGTCTTACTGAGCGTATGGAAACAGAGGAGAATTACGAACAGGTACCTCAAATTCTATGCAAGTGGTGTTCATATTGGAAGGGCAACGGTGGTCCCTGCGATGCAGAGCCTCCAAAATGGGAACCCAAGAAAAGTAAATGGAAGAAAGGCCCGAAATCAGAGAATGTAGTGTTGCAAGAAGATGTTATAGTAAATGCCCTCGCCCAGCCTTCGGAAGAGGGAACTATAAATACTGTTTGGGATGATTAAGCAAAGCTTTAAATAGTCTGGAATAATAGTAAATATGGGACTCGTAAAGGCTAGAGACTCTAAAACGAAATTATATATCGGTCTAAAAATGTCAAACCGAGTCCCGCAATAAGGAGCAAAGAGAATGGCTAACAATACAACGAATGAAACGCTAGAAGTAATAAGTGAATCTGGAATATTAGATAACCTTTTTAGCGACCCGGAAATACCCTTTTTAATTTCTCTGGTTGCTGCATTAGGAGCATATGCTGCATATACAGTACCTGTAGTTAGAGTGATGTTACTCGTTTATCTGAATAGATTTTTAAAGAGATATGACGATGAAATTATGGAACTATTAGGTAAGCATTTAACTAAAACCCAGAAGAAAGCATTCGATAAGTTAGAAGAGGTAGCCCAAAAACACGTAAAGGATGAGGTTCTTAGGAACGTTATTTTAACTTTTTGGGACGAACACGATGATTATCTTGTTAAGAAGGTTAAATCTGAAGTTCGTGCTGCCTTGGATAGCGTGAAATGAATGTAGAAAAATATGAAGAGCGACTCAGAGTAAGAGTTGGAGAAGCAGAATACGGGCGCCACGAAGAGCTTGTGCGCTTATTGGCACGTAATCTAGCCCTTGAAGACGTACTATGGGGAGAAATACTGGAAAATATTAGGGATGTTGACGTACGCAATGATTTGTTACGGCAAAGAAATCAAATAGTGCGAGATATACATACAGAATTTCGTGCTCTTAATATTGAAATACCTACAGTAGTGGAAAGGAATACAGAAGCCTTTATGGGTTTCCTTGGGGACTTAGAAGATGATACCGGTAAGGAACGAAGGGAAGAAATTGAAAGCAGCCCTGACGGGTGATGCGGCTCAAGATAGTAGAGAACTTGAAAAAGTATTCGAAAGGGTAAGGGAAGACCCTAAAAAGATGACGCAGTTGGTGAGAGCCTTCTGTGACGCTTATTTAATGGACCAGAAGCATAGACCACTTAAATTAAGACCACTTCAGGAAAATATAATATCTAAGTCTTTATGTTATCCTGAAAATGACATGGAGAAACACAGTAAACTTGCAATTCTGGCTCCACGAGGCAGTGGAAAGTCATACGCACTATCAGTGGGCGTTGTTGTTTATATGTTTTTTAAACGATTTCGTGACCTTGTGTTCATTTTGGCACCATCTGAAGACCAGGCCGCTTTGATATTTAATTATGTATATAGGCATTTCGCGGATAATCCATTCCTAGATTCTCTGATAAAGAACTATCGCTTTCATAATAAGCCTAGCATAACTATGAAAGGTGGTACAGTGCTTCGTAGAGCACCACTCGCTCCTTCTAATCAAGGGCAGGCTATACGTGGCCAGCACCCAACGTTCTTAATTGTGGATGAAAGTCCGTTGATTGATGATGCTTTATTCGTTGATAATGTAGAGCCTTGCATTATTGCTAATAAGGCTCCATTTATCAATTTGGGTACCCCAAAAAGTAAAGAAAATCATATGTGGCGTTATTTGTATGACGACTCTTATTCGGAAAGTTTTGAAAGAATACATTATAATTGGAAAGATGCTATAGTGAAAGGTAGAGCTTATGAAGCTGCCTATACTGAAGAAGATATGTTAACGAAGATGATGGAGTGGGGGGAAGACTCCATTTACTGGAGAACTGAATATGAATGTGAATTTGTAGAAAGTGTCTCAAATGTCTTTAATCCAGAAAAACTTAAAGCGTGCATCGAGGAATACGACCTTGATACCCCCGAAACCATTAAGGAGCTTGGAGAAAAAAGCTATAATGTGTCTGTCGGTGTTGACATTGGTAAATCTGTTAATAGCACTGTTATCAGCGTATGGCGGACTGAGAAAGATGATAGTGGAAATATCGCAAGGCTTATATATATTGAAGAAATCACTCCTAAAACTGGTGGACACGACATACCATATCAACGTGAACGAATTATTGATGTCGCCACAAAGTTTAATGCTAGCCGTCTTATTGTTGACGCTACTGGGATGGGTGGCGCTATTGAACAAGACCTCAGAGTAGCATGTATTCCTAAAAGTATACACTTTATAGGGTTTGTATTTACTGGCGGCCCTAAAGGTACTAAGACGCAAGTATATAGAGATTATGTATCATATATACAAAAGCGTCAGGTTAGGGTACCTAACCCTGACAAACTTGAGCCTAATGAAGCTAGACTGATAAAAAGATGGATTAGGCAACATATAGATTTAGAATATGTCATGGATATAGCTAATAAGACAGAAAAGATTTCAGCTCCAGATAATAAACATGATGATTATTGCGATAGTTCTGTTATAGCGATACATGCTGCTTTATCAATGTTACCATCTGGAAGCACTTTTATTTCTGTTTCTATAGAAAATAAGAAAAAATTTAAATCTTCTAAAGGGAATAGAGGCATAACTGGTCTTTTAACTACCAGGAAACGTAAAAATAATATAGGTAAGCATAAAATACGTGGTATATAAGCATAACCTTTAAATAGTAATAGACTATAATATTTAAGTGATTGAAATGGCTCTCCAAGATTATTGGCCTTTCCGTCGGCGTTCATTCGCTACAGTAGGCAGCAATCCGTCTTATAGTAAAGACGAACCCCGCAGTTACGGGGAAGGTGTTATTCGGAGAATCCGTCTTCAACAGAAGTACGGAATAGCAATGAATTTTGAAAAGCATATAGGGGATTCTAAAACCTATATGGATGTTTATTTGAGTGACCCACTTGTACGAACTCTTATTGACCTCCCGTGTTTGTACGCCAGTAAGGATGGTTGGGACATAGTTACTGATGATGAAGCTTTACAAGAATCTGTAACACAAATGTTCTCAGACATAAATATTGACCAGCTTATATATGGCTGGTTAAGGAATGGAAGAATTTTTGGAACAGGTTATTTAGAGTGGACCGGCGACAATCTGGTTTTACGTTCCTCACAGAATATGTATATACAGAGGGACGAGAATGGCCAAATTATGCACTATTATCAGAGAGTCGGGGACCCAAAGGAAGATATTCGATTCGAAGAAGAAGAAATTATACACCTTCTTAACAACACGTTCGATGATTACGCTTATGGTCTTTCTGACATCCACCCAATTCTTTATCTGGTTGACCTCAAAGATTATGCAGAACGAGACGTGGGAGCTGCTCTCAATAAATACGCTGTTAGTCGGTTTGATATTAGCTGTGGACTCCCCGATATGCCTTATGGTCCTGATAAAATTAACGAGATTGTGGACACTTTTAATTCCTTGGAACCCGGTGAAGACATTATTCATGGTAATGATATTGAAGTCAAGGAAATGCAAGGGACACAAAGAGCATTTGAATATGGAAAGTATATGGATGATATTACGAAGAAGATTCATATGGCACTTAAGGTACCCATAACAATGTGGGAGAAGCCAGAACAAGCTAGGCCTATTTTTGAGCCTTACGTAAGATATTTACAAGCGTCCGTGGAAGCTGCACTTAATTCGCAGTTACTTCCGCAACTTGGGGACGCGAAATTCAAGTTCCGCCAAATCAATGTCAGTGACTCCTTTATTAAGGCTAAGACAGATATGGTTTATCTTGCTGAGGGTGTGCTTTCGCCCGAAGAAGTGAGATTAGAACGTGGTATGAATCCTGGTGGTGTATCTGAATTACAGGACACCGCTAAGAATGCTAACGTTTCGGGCGGTAAAGATGAAGACAAGAAAGAAGAAAGCAAAAGAACCGAGAACAGGGGTAATGCGCCAGCAGCTAACGCCACGGGAGACAGAAAATGAGTAAATACGAATCGTGTAAGTCAGAAGTTAGTCTAGCCTTAAAGAGAAAGGGTTATAACGAACCCGAAGAATTAGCTTCTAAGCTATGCTCATTTTGGGCTGATGAAAACGGAATAGAACGTAATTTCGCTCGACAGGGCGTGAGAACAGAAAAACAACGAACCTTCGCTTTGAATTTTGGAGAGCTTTCAGTTTCGGAGGATATTGTTGAAATACCTGTTACGGCCCTGACTTCGGGGTTGCATACCTACGAAGAGGACGGAAATGACCAAAAGGTTTATATAGAACCGTCCATTATAAAGGATAGTATAAATAACTTTAACGAGTTACCTATATACTATACGCATCAGCGTACACCTGAGGATTTAGTCGGCATTGCCGTTAATCCTGAGGTAATTGAAATGAAAGATGGAAAGACAGCAGTTAAAATGCTGGCTAAAATCGATAAAAATGCTAATGAAAGGGCGCTTGAAGTGCTCGATAAAGTGAACAACGGCGATATTACGCATGTAAGTATCGATTGGTTGTCTAATGACGTAGATGTCATGGGAGAGCCATTTGCTACTAATATACGGCCTGCTGAATTGAGCTTTATTGATAATGAAATTGCAACTCCTGTTTGTGAGGCTTGCACGATTGATGGACCTTGCGAGGACCATGAAGGAAATGAAGAAGAACCTTGCTGTAATAAAGGCAAGGACGGAAAGACATGCGAATGTGATAACTTAGATGAGGACATAAATATGACTGAAGAAAAAGTTGTAAATACAGTGTCAGAAGCCGAATCTATTGTCGAGCGGGAGTTCGCCTCAGTAAAGAATGAGCTTGTTGAGCTAAAAACAGCACATGACGAGCTTAATTCTAAGTATACAGAGGCGGTTGAGACAATCGCTAATTTTGAGAAGGAAGCTCAGGAACGCGCAGCTGCGGAAGCAAAGGCGCGTAAGGGAGCCTTTATTTCAAAGATTGTTGAGAAGGAGCTTATTTTGAACGCTTTGACTGAAGAGGAAAAGGAAGCTCGTGAAAAGGAACTGTCAGCTTGGGAAGAGACTAAACTTGATGGTTTCGCGTCTGCTATGAATAATATTCCTGAAGCAGAAAACACCGAGCGAACTTTCGGCAAGGGTAAGGCCCATGACGTAGAAGAACAGCCCATAGAGGCTGAAAAAGAAGTAACTCGTCTCTTCGCAATGAAGGACGGGAAGATTGCGCTTAATACAGAAGCGCTGGAGAACTAAATATGGCAACAGAAATTTTAGTAAACGATGGTGGAGCACCGGCGCGTATATTACCATTTGTAGCAACGGCAACCGTTACAGCTGGGGACTTATTAATGGTCCACACTGACGGTAAAGTTAAACCCACAACTACTGCAGTCATTC